CCCGTAAAGGGTTCATCGGCTGGGTACCACCCAATTCACATCCACAACAACTCATCATATCATCAACGCACGTCTGCATACATCCTCAGTTAATCTCTCGAACAGTTTCCCGTTAAGAGTGCCTAAATGTTCCACGTCTCTTGCTTACTTGTAAGATCAGTCCCCCAATCAAACTTTCGTCAATTCCCAATACTCCCGGTGTACCCGGTTTTTCAGTCAAAAGAGATAGATATGCTACTTCCGCGCTAATCAACAACACAACTCATTCCACATCCGTCCGATACTGAGTGCGGGGGTTCGAAGCCCGCTTAATCAAATCAAATCAAAGGTGAGAGAATGCTCTGCCAGTTTATTAGGACCTGGTCGGTCCGCAGTTCGGTCTACAAGTGCTCGTACCAGAGAGCATCGAGTAGTAGGCGAGTGCGTTCGTTCCGTGAGTACATTTCGTAATCCCACTTCCCATTCACATATCGCCACCTGTCCACTGACAGGTCCGTCGGCACATTGTCGTTAATCACAACGTTAGGACTCACGCGGGGAGGTCTTTCAACCAAGGCAACCGCACTTATCCCATCCGTCATTTTCAACAATCGTAACTTTTCCCATTTACCAGCCACGATCTCGTGATTCGCATCTTCCAATTCATTTCCGCTGTACACATGATTCCATTGTGCATTACCTGCCCGCCAGTTTGCGAGCACAGTAGTGGTACCATATGTAGCGGCGAGTTCTGCCACCGTCTTTTTGTAGAACACACTCATTTCACGTTCAGTGTGAACGCCTCCGCATGAAATCCCAAGCCATACAACTTTCTTGTACAACTCGACTTCCTCGCCGGTCAACTGACCCGGGAGACCCAACCCACCCCATGTTTCAGGGATGTGATGTGGGATGCCAATAGGCAGCGCGTTGAGAGCCTTAAATATCTTCATTAAATTCTCCTCAAATCCATCGCGCCAGTCACGACCATCCGAATACCAACCTTCCATTAGTTTCCGGGCTCGCGACCCAATAGACGTAGATTCCAATCCACCGTCCTCCTTACTTCCACTCCGTTTTAAGCCCAAAAGCAGCCCGAAGTTTACGTAGGGGACGTAGTAGTGATCCTCCTCATCCAAGTGCGTCCAGACGACCGAATAGGTCTTCGTCTGGGTACAATCATACATCACCGAATTGATAACATAAAATTGATCCGAAAAGTAAGTCTTTCCGACTGACGGTGTAAGGCCGACGGCTTTCGCCATCTCCTCCCACCGCATCTTACCATCTTCGTCGCATTGAAACAAACAATCATCACCATTCACAATACACTGCACCTCTTCGAACGACTTACTGGGGAAAATTGACTCCCAGATAAGCGCGAAATTTGCAATACACAGTATCGGAAAAGACACGGGACTGCCCATCAGCTGTCCTCGCGCCTGGTAACCAACGTGTACACGGGAACCCGACTCTTTGTCGTCCCTTACGTACTCATGCTCAGTTAACGCTTTCTGAAGCAAGTCACGGTAAGCCATTGGCATCCGTGTACGTTGTGCGATCGCCTCAACCACATTGTGGGAGATCTCTATCGCAAGATTATCCGTCGCAGCCTTGTAATCACCACTTAGCCACTTACAACCATGATCCAACGTGCCTAACACGTTGTTCACCTTCTTTGCATGCATGTCTTCACCGCACATAAACCGCGCATCATTTTTGCACGAAATAGCACGAAACATCATCTTCTGCACTGGTCGTAAGGCAGCGTAGGTACGTTCAGGCCCTTTGGTAACGATCCGCACTTTTAGCGGCTCGGCCAGGGACTGGGGGATGGCGTGAGCCGACTCATTTTGAGCCTCACGAACCAATTCCGCCTGAAGATTCATCAGTAGATCCTTCGATCCCTGCTTGATATTAAGTCTCCGGACATCACAGTCCCAGATGCACTCTTCAACGTCAACCTCGTACTCCATTCGGCCCGACTCCGGCAAGCAACCTTGCCGGGCCAGTTCACCGAGAGCACCGCCCTCCTTGCGATTCGAATTCGCATGGGAGGACACGCTTGGCCATTCCATTTCAACAGAACTCCATTCATTTTCACGAAACAACTTCCGCACGATCTTCTCACATCTCTTCACTACTTTGTCAATCGTAATCAAGTCCGATACACTTCTTTGTACCGGGGTAGTCATTGTCTCGTAGGCCTTAACACTGGCCTCATCGAGCATTGATTTTCCTGGTCGAGGGAGACCTTTCTTTAACATAAGAAGGGAGTATCCAAAACTCCACGACTTTTCTCTTACCTCAACAACCTTACTACTCGCATCACGTTTCATTTTACACATGAAGGAATAATAACTACCACCGCACCATTGCGGTCCCACCGTTCCCACTCCGGGAGACGGCGGCATCTCTTGGCTCATTAGCCACGAGAAACTTGCTGCTGTTTTGTACTTCAGGTACGCTACTAACGTATCATCCACTGACATTTTGTGGAGATCGTTACATTCTGCGCGAAGGGACTTTTCATTAACACTTGTAACACAAAAGCCATATAACACAAACAACTGACGAAGCAACGCCAATGTGTGAATTGCAGCTCTACAGTGCGGGCACCTCTTGTCCCACTTACTGCTAAGCACTTCACCCAATGACGGGATGGGTCTAGTCTGGATTTTCATGCCAAACTGACATCGAACCTTCGAATTTGGACGCTTTGCGTCCTTACTCTTAGAGTCAACCATTTCTATCGATATTTTTACTGTCTCACCGCTGGGGTCCAGTTGAAGCTCGA